ATCCGCGCGGGCGTCGGTCGGCCGCGACGCCGATGCGGTTCGTGCTGATGCACGCGCTGTGATGGCAGCGTTCATTGCCGCGAACAACTCGCTCACAACCGGCGTCTGGATCATGTCTGCGACCAACGCGCTCGGCCTGTCGATGATGAGCAACGCGCTGGGCCAGAAGGAATTCTCGGGCATGACCATGCTCGGCGGGACCTTCGAAGGCCTTCCGGTCATCGTCTCGGAATATGCCGGGTCGACGGTTGCGCTGGTCAACGCCCTGGACATCTACGAGGCCGACGAGGGCGACATCGCCGTCGATATGAGCCGCGAAGCGTCGCTGGAAATGAAGAATAGCGACCTCGCTCAGGATGGCCTTACCGGTACCGGCACGCAGCTGGTTTCGCTGTGGCAGAACAACCTGGTCGGCCTGCGCGCCGAGCGCACCATCAACTGGCGGCGTCGCCGCGCGACCGCGGTCGCGTACCTGACGGCCGTTCGCTGGGGCGAGCCTGCGGATCCCGAAGCCTAAGCGGACCGCAAACTGAATCGGCGGGCGGGTTTCCGCCCGCCGGTTTACTCGAAGGAGAGCATCATGCCCGATCTGATCGCCACCCGAAACTTGCGGTACGCCACGCGCGCACTGACCGCGGGTGACCCCTTTCAGGCGAGCAATCAGGATGCCCGCATCCTCGTTGCCATCAAGAAGGCGCGGCCTGCACCGGTCGAACAAACGGGGCAGCAAAGTTCGTCGGACGATGCCGAACATCAGGCATTGCGCGACGAAGCGACGAAGCTCGGCATCGCGGTCGGTCCTCGCTGGGGTGAGAAGCGCCTCAAGGACGAGATCGCCAAGGCATCGCGCGCGTAATGCGGCTGTTCGGGCTCAACATTGGCAGGTCAAACCCTTCCGCCGAGCCCGCATCGCCTGCGCTGGTGGAGGGTGGCTTGCCGATCCTCACCGAGCGGTCCGCGCGTACCGTCACATCGCCATCGGGCCCATGGATGCCGATCGTTCGCGAAAGTTACGGCGGTGCATGGCAGCAGAACGTCGAGGTCAATCAGACCGCCGTTCTCGCCTACCATGCAGTGTTTGCCTGCATGACGCTGATCGCGTCCGACATTTCCAAGTTGCGGGTAAAGCTGGTCGCGCAAGACGAGCACGGGATCTGGTCGGAGACGACGAAGACCGCCTACTCGCCCGTGTTGCGCAAGCCGAACCCATTCCAAACCCGGATCCAGTTTTGGGAGGCGTACTTTCTCTCCAAGCTGTCGCGCGGCAATACCTACGTGTTGAAGCGGCGCGACGGACGCGGCCTTGTGACCGGGCTATACGTCCTCGATCCCGGCCGCGTGCAACCGCTGATCGCGGACGATGGGAGCATCTTCTACGATCTTCAGTGCGACAACATTTCTGGAATCACAGGGGGCGTCGTCGTCCCCGCGCGCGAAATCATCCATGACCGCTGGAACTGCCTGTTCCACCCGCTGGTCGGGATATCACCGCTGTATGCAAATGGCTTGGCCGCAACGCAGGGTCTGAACATCCAGGGCAACTCGGCGAACCTGTTCGGCAATCAGTCGCGCCCCGGCGGTATCCTCGTCGCACCGGGGGCGATCGATGCGGGCTCAGCGCAGGAGCTCAAGGACAACTGGCACCAGAATTACGGCGGGAAGAACGCGGGCAAGGTGGCAGTGCTCGGGAGCGGCATGAAGTACGAGACGGTGGCCATCACTCCGGACGACGCGCAGCTGATCGAGCAGCTGAAGTGGACGGCCGAGGTCGTGTGCTCGACCTTCCACGTCCCGCCCTACAAGCTCGGCATCGGCAATCTGCCGACCAGCAGCAATGTCGAGAGCCTGAACCTCGAATATTACACCCAGGCACTGCAGTCACTGATTGAAGCCGCTGAGCTTTGCCTCGATGAAGGCCTCGGCATTGGCGAGGGGTTCGCGCTCGGCACCGAGTTCGACCTGGACGGGCTTTTGCGGATGGACACCAAGGCCCTGATCGAGGCCGAGGCAATCGGAACCAAGGCTGGCATCAAGAAGATCAACGAGGCGCGGCGCCGTCTGGATCTAGGGCCGGTGGAAGGTGGCGACACGCCGTACCTCCAACAGCAGAATTACAGCCTCGAAGCGTTGGCAAAACGTGACGCCAGCGATGATCCGTTCGCAAACAGCGGCTCCGCCAACGGCTCGGCTGCGCCGACCGCGCCCGCCAACGACAATCCTGCCGCGGAGCAACAGGCGCGCGCGACGATCGCGTTATTCGAAAAAGAGTTCCGGGAGGCGCTGAATGCTTGACGTGAAGGCGCTCGCCCAAGCCACCGCCGCGGTTGTCCGTGAGCTCGTTCCAGCCATGCTGGAGCACGCGACCGGCCCCCTGCTCGAGCGCATCGCGCAGCTTGAAGCTCGCGAGCCGATGCCGGGCAAGGACGTCGACATCGACGAACTGGCTGGCATGATCAATCGGGCGGTAGCCGCGATTGAGATCCCAACCGCGCAGGCTGGCCGCGACGGCAAAGATGTCGACATGACCGAGGTGCGTTCGCTCGTGCTTGCGGCCGTCGCAAACCTGCCGCCTCCCCAGCCCGGCAAAGATGCTGATCCTGAACTGGTTCGGTCACTCGTCGCCGAGGCCGTGGCCGCCATCGATGTGCCGGAAGCGCAGCCCGGCAAGGACGTTGATATGAACGAGGTTCGGGCGCTGATCCTCGCTTCTGTGGCGGACCTGCCCCCTGCGCAGCCGGGTAAGGACGCAGATCCCGAGCTCGTTCGCGCGTTAGTTGCCGAGGCCGTTGCATCAGTGAAAATCCCTGAAGGGAAGCCCGGCAAGGACGTCGATCTCGAACAGGTTCGCGCGCTTGTACAGTCCGCCGTCGACGCGCTACCGGCCGGGCAGCCTGGGCGAGACGCCGATCCTGAACTCGTGCGGTCGCTGGTAATCGATGCGGTTGCGGCGATCGAACTGCCGCAGCCGCGCGACGGCAAAGACGCGGACCCGGCTGCCGTCAAAATGCTAGTCGACGAAGCCGTTGCGGCATTACCGCCCCCTGCCCCAGTCGAGTCCCTCACCGGTCCAGTCGCCGCGCTGATCCGTGATGAAGTCGTTCGGTCCGTCGCAGACGCGGTTGCCGCGATCCCCCCTGCCAAGGATGGCGTAGGCGCAGCTGGGGCAGTGATCGACCGCAACGGATCGCTCGTCCTAACGCTGAGCGACGGCAAAATGATCGACCTTGGCCGCGTGGACGGCAAGGATGGCCTCGACGGCACCAGCCCGGAAGACATGGCGGTCGAACTTCTTCCAGATGGTCGCACAGTGCGGTTCGTCTTCGCCAAGGGCGAGAAGGAATATGCCTTCAAGGTCCCGTTCCCCGTCGTGCTCGACCGCGGGGTCTTCAAGGAAGGCACCGCCTACGAGCACGGCGATGCGGTCACGTTCGGCGGCTCGCTGTGGATCGCGCAGCGCGCGACCGGTGAGAAGCCGGAAGGGAACAACACCGGCTGGCGTCTGGCGGTCAAGAAGGGTCGCGACGGCCGCGACCTGCACAAGGAATAGTCGGGGATGACCGTCGATGAGATGCGCGCCATCATCGGTGCAGGCCCCGACGTCCCTGATGCCGAGGTCATCGTCCGTTATGGGGCCCTCGAGGCGGCGAAAGCTGACCGCGGTCTCCCGATCGAGGAGGTCCGTGGGCAGGTCCGGCTCGAACGAACCGACTCCTCGGAGGATAGCTACCTCAGCTTGCTCATTCCCGCCGCTATTCGCGCCGTTCGTAACGAGGTGGGCCGACCCATCGATCTGAGCTCGGATGATCCTGACAACGACGTGTTCAGGGTCGCCGTCCTGCTGCTCATTGGTCATTGGTTTGACACGCGCGCGCCGGTCGCCGTGGGTTCGCAAAGCTACGAGCTTCCTTTCACCGTCTCGTTCCTGCTCAACCCCGTTCCCCGCAAGTGGGTGTGCTGATGGCTGCGCTCGGGTTGGCCAGCCGCCTCAAGCACAAGGTGACGATCCAGGAACCCAACGTGGTCGACAACGGCAAAGGTGGTCGCAAACCACCGGCAGGTGAAGCCGCCTGGCGCGACGTCGCGGTCAACGTGCCCGCCGAGGTATACCCGCTGCGGGGCGGCGAAGCGCTCAGCCTTGGCGTCGAGCGCGCGACGCAGATCTACCGCGTCACGATCCGCAAGCGGCTGGGGCTGACGCCCAAGCACCGGTTGGTGTGGCAGGGCATTGCGCTGAATATCAAGACCGCCCCGCCTTGTACCGACGGTCAGTCGAACGTGATGACCTGCGAGAGCGGAGCGCTGGGCTGATGGCGCGCTCGAAACTTCGCGGCATCGGTCGCTTCAAGCGGCTGCTGCGGCGAACGCCGGATGCGGTTCGCGGCGAAATCATCGTCGAACTGAACGTGACCGGACGCCAGATCAAACAGGCGATTCAGGCGAAGGCACCTAGCAAGACCGGCGTGCTGCGCGCGGGGATCGATAGCAAGGTGCTGCCGAAATCGTTGCGGCTTCAGGTCGGATTACTCGGCGGCCGGCGCGGCAAGCAGAACCTGTTCTACGGCCGCATTCAGGATCTGGGGCGGCGCGCGCAGACGGTGCAGGTACAGCGGCGCCGGTCGAACCCGACCGGCAAGGCGGGCAGCAGCCTGACCAAGCGCTACCCGATGAAGGTCAGATACATGCAGGGCAAACGCTTCATAACGGGGCGTTTCCCGGAGCTTCGCAAGACGCTGAATGCAAATCTGCGCGGAATCCTGACCCGGTCACTTGGTCGTATCGCGGGAGGTTCCGATGAGTAGCGCAAAGGCGATGGTCGAAGCCGCAGCGTTCCTGGCGCTGAGCAGCGCGATCACGGACGCCGGGGTCTATCAGGACGCGCCCGAGAACGCGCCGACCCCGCTCGTCATCATCGGCGATATGAAGAGCTCGCGCCTGCCGACCAAGGACGCCGACGCTGATCGCCGCGTGACGATCTCGATCGTCACGATCGTCGAAGCCGAGGAACGCGCTCCCCTGCTTGCGCTGCAGGAACAGATCGAAGCCGCGCTCGATGGCCAGAACCTGCAACAGGACGGCTGGCTCCTCGCCTTCGAGTTCGAGGACGACGACGCCGTCCTGAGCGAAGACGGCTCGACCTACAGCGGCATCACCAGTTTCACAGTGCTCGCGATCGCGCCGTAGCACTCCCCCACCACCCATAACCTACCCGCCGCGCACCCCGCGCAATCACAGGAGCACCACCATGGCTAAGAAACTCGGGAGTGATTACCGCCTGTTCGTCCAGTCCGCGACGGCTGGCACGTTCAACCAGCCTGCCGGTCAGGGCAATCTCAGCATCGATCGCGGCAAGGCGTTCTCGTCGAACGCGACGAAGGATCAGGAAGGCGTCGACACCCAGTCGCCAGGCCTGCGCACGATTACGATCAAGCAGGACCTGACGCCCGATCTGCCGGACGCTAACGGCTACACGCGGATCGAAACGCTCGACAAATCGAACGCGACCGAGGTCTACCAGATCCGCAAGAAGCCGTTCGCGACCAGCGACATCGTGTTCGAGTGCCTGATGTACACCTCGATCGACAGCACCGGTCTCGACCAGGGCGCGAGCGTCAAGTCGCCGCTGACGCTGCAGCCTGCTGCCCAGCCGACCGTCGACGCGCTCCAGTAAGCGCGCGGCTCCGCCCCTCTCATAAGGAACACCCGTATGATCACGATCAACGGTAAGAGCTTCCGGACCAGCAAGCCGCAGGATCTGGACGAGAAGCTCGTCGCATTGACCGGCCACGGTCAGCATGAGGTGCAGGCACTGCTTAGCGCCGGCCCCTCGCTCGCCGCACGGGCCCTCGCGCCGTACCTCGGCAAGGACGAGCCCGCGCCGCACCTCAACGAGCTTGCTTGCGACATCGCCGCAGATCCGGACGCCATCGGCAAGATCGCGAAACTGTATGCGCTGCCGGCGGATACGGTCGAAGAGATTGTCGCACAGTGAGCGACCTCGTCACCGCAGGCTTCGCCAATGAGGATCGCGGCGAACTGGCCGTGATCCTCGACGGTACGACGATGGTCCTTCGCCCGACCTTCGAGGCCCTGTCCGAGATCGAGCAGACGCTTGATCGCGGTTTGGTCGACCTTGCCCGCGATGCACTGGGGGCAAAGCTCAAGCTCGCGGACACCGCGCAGATCGTCACGGTCTGTGTCCGCGCCTGGGGGAAGGAAACCGAGAACAAGGGCGCAGCGGGTGCTAACGCGCAGCGCATCGCCCGACTCATCGTCGACAGCGACGGCGGTCTCTACACCGTGTTGCAGACCGTCGCGAAGATGCTCTCGATCGCAGTGACCGGCGGATACAACTCCTTGGGGGAACTGAAGCCGTCGACGACGATGACGACGACGGAGAAAGCCCCCGTCGACGGCTGATGGGCACAGCCGACATCTTGTTGGGATGGCGGCCTGCCGTTTTCTGGCGAGCAACGCCGGTCGAGTTCTGGACCGCGATCAAGGCGTTTGAACGCGCCAATCCCCCGAGCCCGTCATAACAGGAGGCGTCCATGGCTGATCAGACCGAACGCCTGCTGTTGCAGGTCGACGCCGCAACCGAACTCCTTCGCCGGAACCTC